CCATAATCCTCCATTAAGAACTCTAACTGAAAACTATTCCTACTTACCTTTAAATCATAGTCAATACTTTGCCATAATTGTTTAGAAGCATTTTTCTTTTGCCTTGTAAGGTTTGCTCTTGATTGTGTAACTACATACTTTGCAAATCTATTCAGTTCCTTTTGTACATTCTCTAACATATACTTATTTCATTTGGCACTAATACATCTACTGTTAATGCCCAACCTGCCATTTGATTTTCAAACCTATCGTAAAATGGTTCAAAGTTTGGAGAGCCATCTAATTGATACAATTCTAAATGCAAACTACCTCCTCTTAAAACTTGAACTAATTTATTAAGCACCGCTAATTGTGTGTTTAATATATCTTGTTCGTTATCATTACCTCTAAATATATCTACTACTTCTTCTTTAGATACATCAACAATATCCATTGAAAGGATAGATAAATTAAAACGCAGTACACTATCCTCGTTTGTAACATTGTTTACCATAATGTGTGATAATGGAAATATTGTTTGCTTACTTAAATCTATTCTTGTAATGTCCCCTGTTGTTACAGTATTAACATTTACATCAGATAGCAAAGCATCTTTAATAGTATCCATTACTTGATAAAATCCTTTCATTAGAATTTACTTTTTATTTGTTGTGCTTCCAACTCCGCTTTCTCTTTCATAAAAGATAACATTGTAAAGCATTGATTAACGTTTAATTTAGTGATATCTTCAAATCTTGTAATATCTCCGTTAGCGAGTCCATAAATTGATTGATACCAGCCCCACTTTCTTGCGAAGTTAGCTGACGATGAATATCCTCCACTTCCTGCTGATTGTTGGAATAAAGAATCGTATGTCTCGATAATTCTATCCCTAAATTGTAGAAAAAAAAAATTGAGCCTATTGCTGCATCTAAAGGCATATCCTTCATCTTATTCTCATTATCTACACTATATTCTACAATATTATATCTTCTACCTTGAGAGTGTTTAATTGGTCTATAAAGCACATTCATTGCAATATGCATATTATCCCAATTAGAAATATTGTTATCTAAATCAATATACTCTCCTAAAGTCAACTCATCTAAATCTGGTACAAAACCATATTCAGTATCATTCATTTTAAATCTTTCAACGTGATTAGGATTAGTTGATAATAACTCATTTAAGATATCAACAACTGCTCTTACACTTGACATCTTTATTTTGTAGCTTTCCGATAATGGCACTCCACAAAATATTTCAATCATTTTGGCATCTAAAAAATTACCATCTTGATTGCTCTCTGCAATCTTTAAATACTTTTGGTATTGACCTAAAGTAATTTCACTTAACGATGTTGGTACGTTTATTTCTAACTTCATATATATATTACAATTATTTAACTATAATTTATGGAAATAACCTATGCAATTTTCATATGCTTTTGTAAGCAATAAATATTGTTGAGGTGTTTTCGGTTTTGCTATTCTAACTTGCTTGTCTGTTCTATGGTGTATATAACATTCTACAACCGCTATCATATCTTCGTTTCTCATTATCTTACACTATAATTTCCTTTATTTGGATTATCTAAATTGTAAATAACATTGTAACGGATTCCGTCAATTGCGTGGTTAAAGTCATCTACATATAATTTACTCCCTTTATCTAAATAAACATAGTTGTTTAATTCTTTTGCTATGTTACTTGAATTTGGCTCTACTACTATTTCAAAGTCTTGCATTGTTGTTACACCACTTTCAATAGTTCCTTTTTTAACCGCTTGTATATTTACTCCTTTAAACTTTAAATCTGTTATAAGTCTTGGCTCTGCACTATCTGCTATTATTAGTTTTTTACCAACCCTTGACAATATAATATTAGCTAATTCTGTTGTGCCTAAACCATTTCTGTACAAATGCTCTTTAACATATATCTTTCTTTTAGATTTATCAATAGCAATTTCTGTTAACGTATCTGGGTCAACACTAAATCCAAAGTCCATTCCACAACTTGTTTGTAAACCATCAGGATTAAATTCTCCAAAACTCCAGTTAGTAAATACAACACCTTCTGCTTTATCTAACCAACCTCCTAATATTTTATGCTTATACTTATTAGGATTATTAAGTCTTATATTTTCAATGTTCTTTAAGAATGATTCGGGTAAGTTTAAGGCATTATCTAAATAAGTTGTATGGATATAACAGGTATCACCTATTTGTCCATTAAAACCTTCCTTAATACCTTTAGATTCAAAGAAGCGTTTATATATCCAATGCTCTTTTGTAGTTGGGTTAAGTATTAAGACAATTCTGTTTTGTTGTACATTAGAACGGATTGATAAATCAATAGTATCAAATTCATTTTCATCTACCATTTCTTCAGCTTCATCTAATACCCAAGTTGATATACCTTGTAAAGATTTTAAGTTTGCAGTTTGATTACCTGCACTTGTTTTAATACCTCTAAATATAATCTTGCTATCTGTTATTGTATTTGTAATTTCTTTTCTGTTAACATCAAATACATCAACTAAATTAAGTAACTCTATCTTTTCTTTAAATTCTGGTATGATTGATAGTTCAGCAGAAGTCATTGTGTACCTTGTGTACAAACAATTGTAACCTTGTTGAAGTGTATTAGTTGCTTCTATTAATGTAGTGCTAAAAGATTTTGAACTACCTCTACCTCCAGTTACAATATAATAACGTGCATCGCTTTCTTTTAAAGGTAAAAACTTTCCATTAATAGTTATCTCTTCCAAATCTATTCTGACTTCTTAAAGTGAATAACAGGTATATTTAACATTTCGCCATTGGTTGTAATATCAACCTCATCTTTTGGTTTACCAATATAGTACTCTAAAAACAATTTACCTGCCTGAACATCTTTCTCTTTAATTGCTTTTGTTTTAATCATATTGATAACATCAATTACATCTTGTTTAGTAGCTGCTTCTTTTAAAGCGCTTCTATATTCATTCCTGCGCTTATCAATCTTCCCTTCTTTAGCTTTTGTTGAATGCCCTCTATTTCCGTTGTTCTTTCTATTATCCATATTCTAATACAATCTAACTTTTTGATTCAATTATATTACAAAAAAAAAGGCTTAATTTAATAAGCCTATAACAATTTATTATCCAATTGCTGAATCCAACTTCTTAATAATGTTTTATTACAAGTACAAGGTTCGTGATACTTATGGTTAAAGTATTTAGAATGTAGAGTACACATTATTTTAAAATCACTATTTGACATTGTAGATGTTGTTCTTTGTTTAACATCTTGCCATATTAATTTATCTTCTAACATTAAAATAGTTTTAATTTATTATCTTCAATTCTTTTAGTTGCTATATCAAAATATTTAGCATCTTGTTCAATACCTATAAAGTTTCTGTTTGTATTTACACAAGCTACTCCAGTGCTTCCACTTCCCATTGTAAAATCTAAAACAGTTTCATTTTCGTTTGTGTAGGTTTTAATTAGGTATTCCATTAATTCAACAGGCTTTTGTGTTGGGTGTTGTCGTTTATTTCCAAAACTACCTATTTGAGATATGGTAATTAAATCAAGAGGGTAACCTTTTTCTAATGGTATTACTCTGCCACTATTAAACATATAATTGTCTTCTGTTTTTCCATATGTTTTATTGTTTCCTTTACCGTATTCTTTTTTAGGGTCTCTAATGTGTTTCTTATCCCTATTTCTTAATTGTGGATTATAGGTGGGTTGTTTTTTATAAAATACTAAAATGTCTTCGATACATCTTAACGGTTGTCTTCTGCTATTTAAGTGATTACTTGCTTTTATTTTGTTCCACGTCCATTTATATTTAAAGTTTTTTATATTACTAACTACAAGTGTACTACTAAAAGGCTCACTTCCAAATAAAACTATTGCACCATTAGGTTTAATTATCCTATTTAGTTGTTCCCACATCGGCTCAAAAGGAATAACTGAATCCCATTTACAAGCGGTAGTTCCATAAGGTGGGTCTGTAATAATAGCATCAACACTTTCTTCTGGTATTTCTTTCATAACCTCAAGACAATCGCCTTTATATAATTTTACCATAATTCTATATCGTTTAATTGTTCTTGTCTTTTATCACACCCACAATCTTTACCCCATATCTTTTTAACTAACCACTTAATTCCTGTGTAGTATGTTATGCGTTCTATTAAGTCTCCTAATCTCATAATAATTCCTTTATATTATTTAACAGTCTATTTTCTATTTCATATGTATCTGCTTTCATTTTAAAAGAAGAGCCATCGTCTCTTGTTCTAACATCTCCTTTTTTATAGAAAGATGACTTACTTATTAATTCGTTTTTAGTAACCCAGCCACATATTTCTAAATCATTAGTCTTTTTGTTTAAGCTATTGAATATATAAATATCACAATCAAAGTCTTTTTGAAAGCCAATAAAGTTGTGTACAAAGTAAGGTTTCATATTTACAGTTCTACCCATAGTTTTAACATCAATTTTATTTCCTTTATATTTAAAATCAAAGCCACCATCAAAGCCATTTGTATATTTATGATTTAAACCAAAAACACTTTTAGTTAAAACTTCCCCAAGTAATCCTACAAACTG